TATAAGGGGTAAAACGAAAGATAAAAATAATACATCTGTATAATATTGATAGATAATAAGATAGAGATAAAGGAAAGAAAAACGAAAAGTCAAATGGCTTTAATTGATTTACATTTGACTTTAAACTTGAGCGAAAAAATCAGCTTAAAATTGGGGTTCGTTTTAATCGGGTTTTAAAGATCGGGCGGTAATTCATCGAATATATAAATAGAGGGCATGAATGGCTTGTTTTACGGCGTTTCTGCCTTTATTTATGGCTCTGGCTATGCTTTAGTAGTCAGGGCTTTTGTTTTTCTTGTGGTAGCCTGTATATGCGATCGTTCTATACCGTTTATCCGTTGGGGATCTGGTTTCCGTTACCAGTCAATAAACGGGTTGTTCTCGCCTTTGTTGTGATATTAGTTTTTAATGGTAGATCGTGCTTGATTTGGTTCGTTTTTGAATTTAGGGGGACACTTAGAGGGACACTTAGGGGGACACCTGTATGGATTTTCGGTGGCGATTCAGAACCATATGCGTGTTAAATTATAGTTAAAATTTCGGCTTGTGTGTAGATTCGAGAACCCATACGGACAATGGCGTATTTTATCGGGTGCGTTTAAGTTGTTATTTTATAGTTATTTACGTTTATTTTCGATCTTTATCGCCTAAAAAAGTCGTATCTTTGAGAGATTAATAAATAGAAGATATGAGTCAAGAATTGTTTTACATAGTATTAATTATTTGTATGGTAATAATAATCATTGTCCTTATTGCTGTTACACATGTATTATTAAAGCGATTTATAATGTTAAATTCGAGACCTATTGATTCATTAAATGATGATATCATTTATCTTCGAAACTACATAACTTTTTTGGAAAAGGAAAATAGGATATTAAACCAATCTTTAAATCTCTTTAAAAACCGCATTTTCGTCAGCAACAAAGATTCTCTTTAGTGTCTCAAACTTCTCTGAAGTTAAGTTTGTTATGGATGAAACATACTCAAGTCTTTGTTGGGGTGTTATTTCAATAGTTTTTCCTTCTATTGCTGCTTTTTTTAATAATTCTATAAGCCAAACTATATATGTTTCGCAAACATCTTCAGCCCCTATTGTATTAGCACTAATAATTGCTTGCATATAAGCATGGAAAGCAGGTGTTAGGCTTCCTGTCTCTTTTAGCGTAAATGCCAAATTGAATGAAGATAAACTGGATGACAAATGTTTTGATTTAGAATAATATAGACTTATTTCTTTTCGTAATATTTGTCTTTCCTTTTCAAGTTTTCTGTCTATTAGTTTATTAATACTTAATGTATTCCAGATCTGTACACCCAATATTGTTGTAACTCCTATACTCATACTTGCTATAGATATTTCTAATATCCATTTAATAACTTCATCAATCATAATTTATTAAGTTATGGCTTCCGCCTATTAATCATCATATCCATTCCCCATTTCCGTATTGTTATTATTTAAACGCTTTGTAAATATCTTTACCAAATTCTATTGACAGTTTTTCCTCTCCTATTTCTTTTAGGTAAATGGCGTATTTTTCGTTTAATTCTTTGATGCAAGTGTCTCGATAAGAGTCATTACCAGCTTTAACGATGTTGGAAAATGTAGGGGAATTTAAGGCTTCAGAATACAGAAGCATTTTTGCTTTATCCTTTTGGTTAGTTGCAATGAGTAAAGCGAACTCTTTTTCCCAATTTTTCGATACGGAAGTTTTGGGAGTACATAACTCATCTTTCAGGATCTTGACATCGTTTGTCATACCCCATACTTTGAAAAACAGCACAATTTGCAAAACTGCAAATACAATAACAATAATAGATGTGATAAGTAACATGATTTTTAATGTTTTAGTTTGTAATTATTTGTTTTCATTTAATCTCTTCTGAATCTCTTTGATTTCAGTTGTCAATTCATCCAAGCGATCTTCCAACTCGCCTTGTTTCCGGTAATAAGTTTCCTGGATATTAGGTATTTTGGCCGAGAAATACCATTCGGCATACCAAATAGAATTTAGTTCTTCCTCATATAGGTTGAAATTCGGATAGTTCTGTTTATCCGCATTATCAGACATGCAAACGACAAAACCATGCTGGCGAAGTCGGTTTTTCAACCGTTTCACGTAAGCTCGACCTTCTGTATCACTTACTACATATACATAATTATCTCTGACACTTTCCCATTCGTAACGTTCCATTTGGCGAACAATAAGGTATCCGCCATCTAAAATAGAGGGAACCATACTTTGGCCTTTTACCCGGACGCACAAGTACTTCTTTCCCTCCTTTATCATCGAGGAAGGCATAGCTATGCTATCGACTTCTTCAATATAATCAGGATTTATGTAGCCGGAACCGGCGGCAACAGAAATATCGACAATGGGGATATTGATTATACCAGCGTTGGTCGTTACCAGCGGCTCTTGTTTAGCTTCTGGTTGTCTTTCTTCTCTTAACATAGAACCACGACCGGTAATCAACCAATCAGTGTTTATTTCAAACTTATTTGAAATATCATATATGATATCGTAAGAAGGTTTGGCTCCTTTCTCTCTAAAGAGTCGAGATATTTTCTCAGAGCTTTTATATCCAAGCTCTTTTGACAAAGATAGACTATTTATTGAATAATAAGACATTAGCTCTTTTATTCGTGAAACAACATCATTACTCATAGATTACGATTTCAAATTTGTTTGTAATTTCTTCTCGAAAAACTTTGCTGATTACAAATAAGTTTGTAATATTGCACCGTGTAATAGATTTACACGGCTATAAAGGTAGTTATTTTTCACGAAAAGAGTAGATAAATATGAAAAAAGGATTAGCGGTGATCTCCAGCCCTGAATTTGGAGAAATCAGAAACGTGATGGTAGATGGCGAACCTTATTTCGTGGCCAAAGATGTGTGCGAGGTTTTAGGACTTAGCAAGTATCGAGACGCTTTTAGCCGACTTGATGAAGACGAAAGGGCGTCCATTAAAGTGGACACCCTCGGAGGACCTCAAGATATGGTAGCAGTGAACGAATCCGGTCTTTATACTTTGGTGTTCCAGTCTCGAAAACCCGAAGCTAAAACTTTCCGCAAGTGGGTAACGAAAGAGGTGTTGCCCAATATCCGGAAACATGGCTTTTATATGACGCCGGAAACGGCCATGAACCTCCGGAACGTGAAACGGGTGCGTAAGCAGATGTTGGCCGAGATGAAGAAATACCTGATCGAGGACGACCTGCGCAAATGCGCCAAACGGTTCGGTATGTCGGACATGTCTGTCCGGTGCGTGCTTAACGGCTCTTACGAGCATAACGATGCGATGGCTTACCTGCAACAGCAGGCCATGTCGAACCGCGAGAAATGGTTCGATGCTTACGGGCACGGAAGAATGACGGAAGTCTTGAACGCTTTAACGAGGAAATAATATGGAAAAGGGGAAATTGAAAAGGAAGATTGAATTGAACGACATGGCCGCGCGCGCCGAGATCTGCCGGTCTCTTGGAATATCGAAACCACTCTTATCACTGGCTCTCAGTTTCAAGCGCGACAGCGTGGCGGCGCAACAGGCACGGGCGATGGCCTTGGAACGTGGCGGCGTATTGATGGAAGAGAAGCCAATGTCGAGAACCGTTCGCATCCTGAATGCGAAGGGAGAGACGGAGCGGGTAATAGAGGAAAAATTTTAATCAACGTTTAAATTGGATTTAAAATGGAAGCGAGTATTAATAAACAATCTATCAAATTAGAGATATCCAACAATAAAGCAGATATCCGCAGATCCATCGAACTGCTGGAACTATTAGAAGAAAGCGCAGAAGCATACGCCATAACCACTGACCTGCCGGCCAAGGCAAGACCTGCGGAAATCTGGCATGAATCAGATTCAGACCGTTCCCTTTGGTTCAAGTCTATGACACAGATGATGTACGATCGATATCAGGCAGTTCATTCAGAGAGTGCTCGTGATAGGACATTCCCCAAAAAAGGCAAAAAGCGCGAAGAGCCTCGGAAAAGCGAAGAACCTTCAAAAAACTCAAATCCTCAAAAAGGATCTTCGCTTCATAGTAATAGTCATACTTAGCAGAAGAGGTTTTAACTTTTTGGATGGAAGGTTTCACATTGAAAGATTTTAAAAAGCCGGACATGGCTTTTTTCTGTTCCTCGGTTTCCAATACGGATATGTTACCCATGACGACCGAGCATACAAAAGAATACTTTTCCATATAAGTAAAATTTTTAGTTGTGCTCCTACAAAGGTAGGTAAAAAACCAAAACCGAGACTATTCCCGTGAAGAAAGCTGGCGACTTGCAAGTACCGGAGCGAGACCGGCACGGGAACCAATAATAACAATAAAACTAATATGTTATGACAAAATTAGATTATAAGAAATTAAGCATGCGGCCTTTCGATGCGGAAGAAAAGCGCGGGTTGTATTTCCCGATGTTGGTTTATACCGGGATGAAAAACAGGAGCGAGTGCCCGGTATTCAAAGTGGTATTGGCGGAATCGCCGTTGAAGGTGAAAATCGGGGCCAAAGAGATGTGGGGCGTTTCCGGATATGACACGGAAACGGGCGAAAGTACCTGGTATGCCTACAACGATTGCGTCAGTTTGGAGAACTTTGATGTGCTGCGCCGGATGCTCGCTACGCGTTTCGGCTGGATGCGCCATGTCAGCGGAATGGCGGAAAACATTTTGACATTGGCCCAACAACAGTTCAAAGAGTACCAGCCATGAAAGCGAAAATCATCATTTGGGGCTGGGTAGCCAGCTTCATCCTGCTGTTTGCCGGGATCGGCACGGTGGAAAGCTACGAGTTCGGGAGCCAGGAGGAAGCCTTGGGCTGGATGCTATGTGTGCCTTGGGTTGTGTTCAGCCTGCTGTTGGTTTCGAACGAAAAGGAATGCATGGAAGAAATCGACCGGATAGGTAACTGGTTCGACCACTTCCTGGATGAAGATTGAAAGGGAAAAAGAGGGTATCCCGGATAGTTCAGTCAGGTAGAACAATCGGAACTGGTAAGTCAGGCGATATGGTCAGCGGTTCGAATCCGCTTCCGGGAACAATGTAGGAATATTGAAACAAAGTAATTATGCCATACGAATGGAATAATATATTAGTAGTAACAAAAGAGGAACTGATACCGGAGTTCTTTCCTTCATGGGAAGCGTTGAAAAAGAAGCTGTCTCGTGATTTGAAGAAGCCGTACGGAATACGTCGGGCACGGGAAGGGAAAGGACTGGGCAATGAGGTCCTGATCCAATATGACACACTACCGGTGGAAATCCGCAAAGCGTTAGGAGATCCGCGCGAAGTGGACTGCATCCTGGAGCGTTACTTCCGCGAGGACCGCGGGGCGGTGGAGTATTACACGCAAGTCAAAGCCGGGAAGAAGGGATATATTGAAGTTGAACGCCAACAGCAATATATCTTGGATGCAAGCGTATTGCTGGCAGCCTTTCGGTTGCGTGATGCCCGGACAGCCCTTTTAGTTGCACAGGGGGATAAATCTCCCATGAAGAACATGGACAAATACCTATCCGAAGCCGTGAACGTATTTAATGCCTGGCGGAACCGCAAACATCTTTTAGAACATAATTTACCAACCAATTATTTATCCCTGAAACGTAAGATGGAACGATTCGAAAAAGAGGGTTATGCTTCCCTGTTAAAAGGCTATGACAACAACAATGCATCTGTTAAGACGGAGAAACAATTGGCCCTGCTCCGGGCGATGTATATCCAGAAAGAGAAGCCCACGATGGTGGAGGTTTACCGCTTGTATGATGCTTTCCTGAACGGTTATGTAGATGTGATCAATCCGGAGACCGGTGAAATATATGACCCTTCGGAATACGGGAAAATGAGCCAGCGCACAGTGACCATGTTCCTCGCCTCATGGAAAGAGAAAGTAGCCACCCATTTAAAACGCGCGGCCGACCGCCAGCAGTACATGGCGAAGTTTGACGCTTACCAGAGCCTCGAACAGCCGGAGTTTGCCGGCAGCATCATCAGTATAGACGACCGCCAACCCCCATTCGAATATGCCCCAAAAATGCGTATGTGGTTCTACAATGCCATTGATCTGGGAAGTGAATGTATCATCGCTTTTGTTTATGGGAAGAGCAAGGACGGCATCATTATGGACTTTTACCGTGAATTGGTACGCAATTGTGCCGAATGGGGTATCAATATGCCGGCCGAACTGGAATGCGAGGCGCATCTGAACAGCAACTTCAAGGACACCTTCCTCCGCGAAGGCTGCATGTTCCAATACGTCCGCATCCTGGCAAATTCTGCACATAGTAAACGGATCGAACGCTATTACGGCAATTTGCGCTACCAATTGGAGAAAAAACGGGCTGGATGGCTCGGACGCCCGAATGCCCGCAACGAGGCTTACCAGCGGAATGGGGAGAAAACGGAAATTATCCCTTACGACACGTTGGTGAGGAATTGCCTGGAGGATATCATGACATGGAACAACATGCCCCACTCCAAATACCCGGAAAAAACCCGGTGGGAAGTGTTCATGGAGCGTCAACATCCGGATCTCCACCCGATCAATTGGCGTGGAATCCTGCCTTATATCGGGGAACGTACCCAAACCAGTTGCCGTGCAGGTCAGATCCGGTTGAACAGCGGTTGGTACCTGCTGGGTGATAACGGGGAGATTTACACCGGGGATCCGTTGTTGGGACTTATGGAACAGATAGAAGGCAAAGACGTGGATGTTTGCTGGCTCAGAGGACACAATGGGCAAACGCTGAAAGCCTTGGTTTACTTAAACAACCGGCTGGTTTGTGAAGCCTTGCCGAAGCCCGTAGCCAAACGCTCCCAATTGGAAGCCAGAGGTGATGTAAGCGCGAAAGACAACTTCGAGCTGATGGAACGCTATAAAAACACGATCAGGGGCTGGGCCCGTCGCCATAAGAACGAGATCGAAAAGCTGGTCATCGTGGATAACCGTCCGCAGGTATTGAACCATAAGTTCACCATCCCGTGGGAAAACATGTATGGCCCGACCCCGCAAGAAGTTGAACCGGAAGATACGGAGATCTTAACGGATCCGGAAGAAGAATTGCAAGGGGCTTTAAACGGCCTTGAAACAGGATATAAACATTCCACCATGTTAGACAGATTTTAAAATGTAAGAATCATGATAGAAATTACAACAGACTTCAGAAATAGGGTAATTGAATCTCTCGTAGCAGCCCGTCAGAATTACGATGGATCTGATGCTGCCTTTGCCAAAAAGCACGGCTTGAACGCATCCATCTACAGCCGTATCAAGAACGGAGACACCGACCGTGTGCTCCGTCCGGAACAGTGGTTGAATCTTGGACGTTTGCTTGATGTATCACCATCCGAGCGTCGTTGGAATATGGCACGGACGGAAGTGTTTACCATCATCGAAGAAGAGGTCCGTTTCTGCCAGGAGTTTCATAAGAGCCGGATCTTTGTGGATGACTGTGCGATCGGCAAGACCTATTCGGCCAAATATTTGTCCCGCACGCTAAAAAACTGTTTTTATATCGATGCCAGCCAGTGCAAGACAAAAATCCTGTTTGCCCGTGCTTTGGCCAAATGTATCGGTGCCGACAATGCCGGAACGTATGCCGAAGTGAAACAGAATATCAAATATTACCTGAACGCCATGCCGAACCCGATTGTCATTATCGATGAAGCCGGAGATATTGACTACCCTACTTTTGTTGACCTGAAAGAATACTGGACCGCCACCGACGGGGCTTGTGGCTGGTATCTGATGGGGGCAGACGGGCTGCAAGCGAAGATTAAAGCCGGAATCAAACGCCGTACCAGTTCATATCGCGAAGTATTCAGCCGGTTCAGCGACAAGTTCTCGTATGCCGTCCCCAAAGGGAAAACAGACCGGATCGCTTTCTACAGGAAACTGATTACCGATGTCCTGTCGGTCAATATGGACGACAAGTCGAAACTTCCGGCCATTGTGAACAAATGCCTGCAAACTGACAACCAGGAAGGCGAAGCTACAGGTTTGCGCCGCGCAGAAAGTCTATTAATCTTATTACAGTAAAACCTATGAGGACATTATCAGTTAAAAACGTATATAGCAAGATTGCCCGTAAGATGCCGTTTAACGGAATATGGGAACAGGTATTCGACCAGCCGGAATACGGTGGTGCATGGATTATCTACGGACCGGAAAAGAACGGGAAAACCTCGTTTGCCCTCATGCTGGCGAATTATCTCAGCACGATTGAAAAAACACTTTATATCAGTGCCGAAGAGGGAATGCAGGATTCTTTCAAGAAAGCTATGTTCCGTGCCGGGATCAGCCCGGAAAACCAGACGTTGAAGTTTACGGACTACCTGCCAATCGAGGAACTGAAAGAGCGGTTAGGGAAACGAAAGTCGGAACGGATCATCTTTATTGATAATATCACGGTTTATAAAGACGAACTGAAGGACCGCGTGTTATGGAATCTAATTAAGGAATATCCCCATATCACATTCATATTCTTGGCGCATGAAGAAAAGGGCGAGCCCTATACGGCGACAGCAAAGGCTTGTCGCCGGTACGCTAAGGTAATCATCCAGGTACAAGGATTGACTGCATTGGTTTCCGGGCGTGTCAACGGAAAAGGCGGACGCATTGTAATCGATGAAGAAAAAGCGGCACTCCGATTCGGAGACAGCGTAAATGAAGAATAACAACCTAAAACATACATCTTATGAAAGCAACGAAAAAGAAACCGAATCATGCCCTGTTTTGGACACTTCTAAAACAAGTTCCGGGTTATAACGAGGCGTACAAGGAGGTGATCAAAGAGGGCATCGTAAGTGAAGCCAGCGGTGGCCGGACCCAGTCGCTCAGCGAACTGTATGAGAAGTACCCCAAAGAATACAGCCTGATGATCGAGAAGCTGAAGGGCGATAGCGATCAGAAGCAGATGCGTTACGATGCGGAACAGGAAAAAGCCAGGCGGCGGGTCATCGCCGTGATTTGCGCCGGATTGGACAAACGGGGATACAAGTTCGGATCCGCCGAGAGGAAAGTGGAATACGCGAAGAGGGTGGCTTGCAACGCCTCCAACTGTGGGCGTTTCAACGCCATCCCGTTGTCACGGTTGCAGGCCATTTATAATGATTGGCTTAAGAAGAACGAAGTGAACGTGAATTGTAATCCGGCATTGGATATACCGGTCAACAAGAACTGACATGGAAAGACTGACACCTATCCAGACGAGGCTGGACGAAATAGAGGAACAGGGCGTAAAGCTACGACGCAGGCAAGAGTACCTGAAAGGCGAACGGGATTTCCTTGTCGAAACCATGCTTACCAAGCCCTACAAGGACATGGCGGAACACCGGAAGCTGCTGGTTGAATGGGACAAGGAGATTGACGAACTGGAGCGTTCCCTCAATTATCTAAGGGATGAATATATCAAATACAAACAACTCATAAACAAACATTAAAAACAAACGATATGGATTTAAGCAATTTGACAAGCAAGGAATTAGAAGAACTGTTGGCAAAGAAACGCCAGGAAGAACGTGAAGCCGGAATCCGGAAACGGGAAGCCTACGAGGGCATCAAGGCGGAAATGATTTGTGGCATGAAACATAAAGTCAGCACCGTATGCATCGAAGTACAGGGATTGCACAAGTTCTGCCAGGACGAACTGGGGGCATTCCGGGATGTGATGTTGGAATACGGGCAGTTGAAACGGGGCAATGCCCAGATGAGCTTTACGGTCCAGGATGACAACTTCAAGATCGAGGTCAAGAGCAACAAGGTGAAGAAGTTCGATGAACGTGCTGATGTGGCAGCCGCCCGCCTGATCGAGTTCCTACAGAATTGGATCCAAGGGAAAGAGGACGGGGCGGACAACCCTATGTACCAACTTGCGATGACGCTGCTGGAACGCAACAAGAACGGCGACCTGGACTATAAATCGATCAGCAAGCTGTACGAATTGGAGAACCAGTTTGCCGACCCGGAATATTCCGACATCATGAACCTCTTCAAGGAATCGCATTTGGTGGAGGGGACGGCAACGAACTTCTACTTTTACGAGAAAGACAATCTAGGGGTATGGCGGAAATTGGAACCGAGTTTCAACCGCATGTGAGGCGGAATCCCAAAGTAGTCACGCTCACACCCGGCAAGTGGATATATGTCTGCCCTTGCGGATTCCCTTACCGGGTGATGACCCTGACCCGGACTTGCCACACGGTTGGCATCTATTGTTTTTATTGTAAACTTGAAATCGGACAATATTATAAGATTATGGATGAAAGGCTTGATTTTGAACAAAATTGGAACAACAAATTGAATTGCGGAAGTTTTACCGCCATACGCCTGCACAACCCGATCAAGTATTGCGTAGGTGCCGTTAAGAACATCTATCTGGATGGTCGATATAAGGGTGATGCCCGCATCCTGTCCGTGAAACCGATGCGCCTGGAACAGGTCAATCTGTTTGTATCCAAGCTTGACATGGGATTGCCTCCGGAAGAATGTATCAAGGAGGTGAAGAAACTATATAAGAACCGTCCGGGGCTGAACTGGCAGCAACAGCAGGTCGACCTGATCTTGCTGGAGTATATCAAAGAATCCAAAGAACCCCGGTTGTTTTGACAATACGAATAATAAACGAATAAAAACTTAAAAGAACATGCATAATTGGTTTACTTGTAAAGTCACCTACGAAAAGGTACTGGAGAATGGAATGCAAAAGAAAGTAACGGAACCTTATCTGGTTGATGCGCTCTCGTTTACAGAAGCAGAAGCCCGAATTATTGAAGAAATCCGGCCATTTGTCAGTGGGGAGTTTGTCGTTTCCGGAATCAACCGAGCCCACTTTGGCGAAGTATTCCTGCATACTGAAGGAGATAAATGGTATAAGATACGGATCTCCGTGATAACATTGGATGAAAAGAGCGGGCTCGAAAAACGGACGGTCATGCGGTATTTGGTACAAGCCTACACGTTTGAGGAAGCCTGCAATAATTTTAAGGCAGCCATGAGCGGAACGATGATGGACTATGTGATTATAGAAGTGAGCGAAACGCCATTGATGGACGTTTACCCATACGAAGCGGAAGGAGGCGTGAAATGACAAAAGCGGAATTTGACACCCAATGCTGGCACGCCAATATGGAGTGTTATATAGACGGGGACATTTATCCGATAGTCCGTGTAGATATGGCAGATCGTACCATCTGTATAGAAGATGAAGACGGGGAATTGCTCGAAGTTCCCTGTAAGTTTGTAACCATAAAAGAAGATTAAAATGAGCGAACAGAAGCATATCATAGAAATAATACCACCGAAGTACGAGCAGGCCCACGAACATTTTGAGTTCCGGAATTATCTATGTCCGGTATGCCACGGACAGGGCGGATTCAGGGAACAGACCGGGCATGATTCCTATCGAAACACGACTTGCGATTATTGTGATGGGACAGGCAGGGTAAAAGCGAAGGTGCAGGTTGGATGGGAACCGGATTATGGTACGTGAGAAATTACATAGGTACATCGCCGTGGCGATATAGGTATATCTCTGCCGAGACATAGTAACATAGTTTCAGCGATCTAGGCATGTAATATATGGTAAAAACAGAATAATATGCAAGAATTCAATTTATCAGAAGGCGGTCACGAATGGGAAAAAGTCAATCTCGTGACAATATGCGGAAGAAAACCGCATGACATATATAAGTGTAAACGATGCGGAGTAACCGGCAAGTCCTATAGATTAGGGACGATTGAAATACCGGAAAGAAGTATACATAAAATGCAGTTATGCCAAGGAATTCATAGGGCTACGTCTATAAAGATTACCCGTTGCTATGCTTGTGGTGATGAATTCCAGGCATTAGTTCCCGGTAGTATTCATAAAGTTGTTCCGCCTCCTGAAGGCCAGGATAACAAACGTGGCGAATGGGTTATGGGGAAAACAGAACCGGTGCTTGTATTGTTTGGTGAATTTTCATACGTTAAGGTATAAAAATATGGCAAAGTATTTTAAAGAATGTGGCTTAATCCGAAGCATTCCCCAGTGTATCAAAGATGCGGAAGGGACAGCGGAAGTTATCAAAGAACAGATTCCGAGATTGCGTGTCCGATCACGTAAAGAACAAAGCAAGATAAGTCTTGAATTTTTCGAGTCGGTAATTTATCATTTGAAACAGTTACAACAATTGGAATCGAAAGAAGAAATGGCTACCAACAGTGATGAAAATTGTTAAAGATAAGTTTGATCCTTGAAAGAAAGTCCTGCGGAAATTTAAAAACCGCGGGACTTTTTTTATCTAGCTATAGATATTTGTTATAGGACACACCATAAAAATCCCTTATTGATCTGATTTTAGCCAAAAAGTTATAACTTTGTGTTATTAAACTGTTTGGTTCCATGTGTTATAACAACCGAAACTTGTTACAAAAGATCATCCGTGTGCAAGACATTGTTTTGGAGCAGAAGCGGAAAGGCGTCTCGCAACTGTTCGTTTATGAGAACATGATCCGGGACACCTTCCTGATCTCTTACAGCACGTTCAACCGCTGGCTGGCTTATCCTGCCAAACAGGAGTTGAAGCATGGCAAAAAGAAAGAGGAGGCAGACCGCCGCCAACTATCCCTTCGTTTTTAAATCGATCAGCGTAACCATGAATCCGTTGTATTTATGGTGATGCGCCCAGCGGAACGCCCGAAGGGGACGTGTCTCATGCCCTTCAAAATGGAGCTTGCAATCCTCTAACGCATCCAGCACCTTACAGGCTAACGCCTCATGATGCCATACATCCCCGTCTGCCACATCCCCGTCTGATTCGTCCATCACCTCCGTTACGACATGCAAACGAAACTGGATCACGGTTTGTTTCGCCTGTTTCGTCTGATCCGTAATATCCAGATCTGAGAACTCGATGAACACGACCGGAGCCGTGTGGATGGTTCCTTCGTACTGGTTGTTGAACCACTGGATGTCCCGAAGTTCATCCGTCCCGTCTTTCACGATACCGGTATCCGGATCCAGTCCGATTCCGAAAGCCGAAGCCAGAATAGTTTTGATGTCCTTATATAATGAATAATACATGATACTATTTGTTTAAGAATTTCTGAAACTCGTTATCAATAATCCGGGCAATCTTATCGTTCAACTCCTTGCTGTACCCTACGAACGGACGCGCCGGAAGCGTAGCCGGAGCCTTGCCGAACACGCGGATCGTCCCCCCCTCGTTTTGGACGGCAGCATAGGGCTTGTCAGACGTAATGGCAATCGAAATGCCATCCGTTGATGTTTGGCCAACCCGATAGGCCAAACTGCGCTGTAACTCCCCACTGCTTCCGGTAAGGATCTTCCGCCTCGTAGCCGCCGGACTGAAGTTGAGCCGTTTGGTCGATTTGAGCCTCTGGCCCCGCTTTCCCCGCTTCACCGGATAATCTGCCCGTTTCTCACCTTTGTACTCGAACCCGTACCACGGGCTGGCCGGGTCACGCCTTTTTACATCTTTCCACTTTTGAAGACCATTGTTAACAAAGCCCTCTTGCCTGAAGTTCTCTTTGAAATGGCGTACAGCTTCCGTTCCGATACTCCGAGCCAAACTTTTCCGATGGCTTTTGAAAAACGCCTTAAAGTCCGGAATCTTAGGCGGAGAAGAATTATTTATAGCCATAATGTTTGCGTTTTAAGGGGTTAATAATTACTTTTGCAATGAAGAGTAGCTGGAAGTACTGGGTTGGATTGCATATCCTTCGCTAAAGGCTTCCGGTTACTCTTTCTTTTTTAGCTTGTCAACGATAGAATAGAATACCATCCCCCCGTTGTTCAATTCCCTAATTACTATGAAAGAAGGTTCGCCTTCAATCTCTATTTCGATATAATGATAACCTCGTACCATTTGGTTGCCTTTTATATCCGGGTCGAAACGTACATACTTGCCTGACTGTATCAAATGCAGGATATCCCGTACAGCCTCATTCTTCTCTAAAAGATACTTGTGCGGCTGGTTAAGGGATTCCTTGATCCCGGTCGATGTAAATGACACTTCCCGGCTCAGTTTCGGAACATTGGCTGTTTTATCCAATAAGTTCAGTTTAGCCCAATCCCGTATCTCTTGCCGTTGTTGCTTTACCTTCTCTTTAAATGCTTGGTTCCCCATAAAATGTTCCACCGCCTCTTTTGCTGAAGGATAAGCCTCTGTAATATAAGGATGTGTCTTGGTGAAGATAGAGCCTGTGAATACCGGGTTCTGATCCAATCCGGGAGATACCTCTTTTGTGTCCTCTTCCAATGTAGGGGCATTGGGATCGACAGGATTGTACCCGATATGGGTGATCGGATCGGCAGTGTTCTCTACATCGCACTGGCAACCCCAGAGGCAACCTGGATAATGCGTGAGCCACCACCGGTCGTCCAACCGCCGCACTTGGTTCCAATACACCCGGTGCGATTCTCGCGGCTCAACGGCACGGCTCGGCAACCAGCGCACATTAGGAAACAGGTCCTTGTCCGCTTCAAACCGCTTGAACATTTCGGCAGTACGGGCAGACTTAATGGCCGTCAGGTATTCCGTATGTAGCCAATTGACATTATAAGCCCCGATGACCGGTTCCGTCGCTTTTCTGAAATCACTGAATGAGCGCGGTTTCCCTTCCCCGTCTAAGAGCAATTCAGCCAAGTCGTTCTGCTCGCGGTGTGTTTTAAAGGCGGCGAATACGGCATTGTTGTACTTTAGCTGCTCGATGAACTCCCGGTTCTCTTCCGTCTTTAGCGTGAAGCCATTATCCACCGCATCGTTCAGGAATTTCAGAGTATGGCTGTAAAGTTCCCGCTGGATATTCGTCTCCGGATTGAAGTCCCGGTCATAGATCTGCCTGAGAATATGAACAAGATCCTCTTCTGACAAATGGAACCTGCCTAAATCCTCTTCGGCTACCACGCTTCGGAAAACCGGGCAGTCAGATGTATATAACCGCCCCATACGCCCTGCGAATCCGGCAGGGCTTACCCGAAAAAACCAAGCACGCCTCGCTCTTCCGCTTCTTCCGGATCTTTTGGTTTCGGTTTGTCAAAGCTCTTGTTGTCCACAGTGTTTTCTTTCTTTGATTTTAACCCGAAAAAGCGGAACTCATAACCACCTAGCTTGTAACCGTGTGCGATCAGGAACGGGAACAACCTGTAATTGACAATATCCTGAATCCTTTTCAACCTGGCCTTTGTGAACTCCGTCAAGATCCGTTCATGCACTTCTGCGGTTCCGGTCCATTGCCCATTCTTGCTCGTTCCAGTCTGTCCGTTCATCATCTTGGCGATCTGATCATCGCAAAAATCAGCAAGGCTCTTATAATTGTCAGCACTCTCCCGGCTTGAAACGGCAGTAACCTCCAATGTCTCTTCGGTCCCGATTACACCGGCAAGGTTCGCCCCAAACCGTTGTAATTGCTCCTCCGCCTTGTCCAGTTCCGCATCGTTCTCCGTATCGGTATGATATGTCAGGAACGGTTTCCCGAAACGTTCATTATATTCAGACCAATCAGAACGCGCATAAGTCTTCCAGATAATCTCCCGGCTGATGCTCTCCAACTTGCCCAAATTCTCCGGATCACCTAAGGGCAGAAGAAAGTATTCTGTTTCTAACCCCTCATAAGGAATGCCCTCCCGGTCCCACGGATTAATGGTGATCTGCTTCTCGAAAGGACGGACATGTTCTCGAGGGAAAATGCTAACAGCGGAAAACTCCCCATGCTCATCAATCTCTCCGAACTCGACCAGTTGATATCCCCAGAACTCCGTATCCATAGCCAACGTCAGGAAGTCAGTGAACCAAGGACGGTCCAATAGTCGGGTGCGTTTCTTGTCAATCGTATCACTACCAATCTTTGTTACTTCAAAAGGTTCAGTAACCAAAAAAGCCGTTGCTTTTTCATGTTCGCTGATTACCTGGCTGTCTTTCCACGTATTGAAATAAATATCCAATAAATCAGAACGGTCGGAATTATCCGGATCGAGCGCATTTAAAGCGGCCTGTACCAAATGGCCCATTTCCATATTGACACGGGTAGGCCCTTGCCGCTTCAAGTAACCGGATTTACGGGTTGATTTTTTTCGTCCACCTAGGGCTGTAATCAGTTTATTTTTGAAATCCTGTAGAATCATTGTTTAAAAGCTATTGAAATATGATTTAATCGGAGTTACCCAAAGGGATTATGAGAGCGGCGCACATTGGATGTCCACCGGGAAGAACCGCTCCTAGGTTTGCCATCACTTCCAACCGTAGGTTCTAATGTACTGTTGTCTTTTCCGCTAGCAACACGTTCTATTTCCCGGATAATATCCTCGTAATTCAGCCGGACACGTTCCGGAATATCCTCGTCCGGAATGGACTGGTACAAATAATAAATGGAAAGGACAGCCATCCAACGTACCATTGCCGGATTCCGGTTCTCCCCGCTTTGGGTCAATTCTTTACTGATTTGATAACGACCCGACAGCTTTTCAGACAAATATCCATAAGCCATTGTCTGGGCATTCAATATCTTACAATCTTCATCGCGTATCAACTTACGCAGTGCGGCTTCTGATATGAATAGAATAAAGTCGCATGTTTCCAAATAATCAACTACCATAGTCTCCTTTTTTTATTGGTTGTATATTTTACGGCACGGATGCCTTTGGATTGTTTGAAAGTAGGTTTGTTCAATTTATAGACAGCCCCCTCCACTGCGTCCGGTCCGTCATCGTGAGGATAATCCGGAAATCCTAAGAACTGTTGCCGGAGTTCTTGCATATCGGGACTATGCTTTTTTGCTCTATTGAACCGGATTCGTCCCCTTTCCGTATAGGCTGAAAGGTTTTCGATGCGTTCCACTTTATCCGGTTTTTTCCTGTAATCTCCACGTATGGCGATGCTGTAACCTTGCATCTCGGCTTCCTCGTCATATTTGGAGAGGTGGATGTCTTGGATAAAATTGGCTTCCATCCAATGCGGGCATGTTTTATGTTCCGGAATTTCTTCCGCCAAAGCATAATGTCCTCGGACCATTTCCGGTGTGGTACATTGACGGCAGAAAACATCATATATATCCAGGTATGGTCCATTCTTCCCAATCAGTACAATCGCCTTGAAGTCGTTCTTTTTGGAATCCTTGTAAGAAGGGTCGCAATAAGTAACTATTTTTTCGCAGTTCTCAATAGGAGGAAGGTCTGCCCACGGCAAGTGCTCTTCTCGGAATACACGTCCGATAACAATATGCTGGTGGAACAGTTCGCGTAGGGCGATACGCCGTCCCATTGTTTCCATCTTGCGTAATATATCTTCACGTGTATAGTTCTCATCCCATGCCGGAACTCCTTTTTCAGAAAGGTCCATCTGGTGTGTCCGCGGATTCTCCAGTGCATAGACTTTCAGATGCGTAACCGTGCTTTTCACCGGATCACCTTCTTCTACATCCCCGACGATGTGGGCCAAGATACTTCTCTTGTGGATTCGGTTTCCACAAATGACAAGCCGGCTCTCTTTGGTCGGCATACCACCGTACAAATCACCCAGACACCAGTCGACAGCTTCAAGTACACGTTTTTCATTTTTACAAATTTCTGCATCGTCTATGTCATCGATCACGCCAAAGTTCGGACGCAGGTTAGCTTCACGGATACCACGGGGTGACTGTCCCCGACCGAAAGCCCAAAAGCCTATGCCGTCTGCGGTAACAAAGTGCCCTGTATCCCATTTTCCGGATTTATATTGTGGCCCAAAGTCCGCGATATAACGTTGATTGAACATCAGTTGTTCTTGCAGATCCGCTAACAACCCGTCGGCTTTGTCCTCATTGGCGGAAGCCAATACTACACCGGTCAGTTCCCCTTTTGCCTTCAAAAACATGGGGACGAATATGTCCATTACAACCGACTTGGCGTGTTCCCTGGGCCATTCACAAGCCAAAACCAGGTTTTTGTTTTTCAAAATGTAATCGACAGCCTTCAAATGGAACCATCCAAACGGTTTTAGTTTCCAATCCTCAAAGTAATAATTACAAAACGCTTGGAAATTACCCAGCAGCTTTTTGATACGCTTTTTCTTTTGGGCCGGCGTTTCATTTTCAATAGGTTTTAGGCGGATGGTATCCTGCATTTCCAGAAGCCACACATCGTATTCTTTCCGCTCTTTGGGTGTCAAGTTGCGTTCCAAGTTCATGCAGCACCTCCTCTTTCCTCATTTAAGAAGTCATTGAGAGCGGGAGCCACCTCGCGAGCCAGTTCCGGATGGTTATCCTTCAGGTACTTGTTAATCTTCCGGACAGTGCGCACAAGTGTTGTCCAGTCGGTCTCTTTCTCCTTAATCATATTATATAAATCACGTACGCCGTCGATGTCCCCTTTGCTGATAAGTTTTGGATCGCCCCCGTCAGTCTCGGCTTTGATATACTGGTCTTTCAGCTTCCGGAGTTGGACCAGTTGGTAACGTACCAAATCCCGGATATCCTCATGGATCGTCTGCATGGCCATCAGGTCCTCCGTTGCCTTCTGCTCCCAATCCCCATCCCTCTTCCAGCGGGAAATGGTCTGTTCGGAACGCTTCATGATCCGGGCTATCTCTTGCCCGGAAACTCCCTCTTTGAATAATATGTAAGCGATGTATCTGTCGTCCATGTTACGTTTTTTGATATACAAAATTGAAAGTAATCCATGCGATAAAAAAGGAAAGTTCCAAGGGTTGTAATGAAACTTGCAAGGCTTGCAAGGATATTTTTATTGCAGTCTGATAGCTGTTTACTTTGCTCATGGAATCAAAATGAACAGTTTAATATGTCTAATTATGAACGAATAATCAATAAGGAAAAACGGGAAGCGACCATTTGTATGTATGGCGTGATAGGCCGTGAGGTGGATGGAACCCAAATGGCGCATGACATAGCCGAATTGGATGAAGCCGCCGATACGATCCATATCCTGATAAACAGCGATGGCGGAAGCGTATCGCAAGGTCTCTCGGTCGTTTCCGCCATATTGAGTGCAAAAGCCTATATCTGTGCGAGAATAAACGGTATAGCGGCAAGCATGGCAGCTGTTATCGCTATCAGTGCAGACAAAGTAGAGATGCAGGATTTTGCCAAATTAATGATTCATGATCCTTTCTTCGTGGGTGTGGGAAAAGAAAAGTTATCGGCAAAAGATAAAAAGGCTTTGGATAGTATTACTGATACGCTCCGAACCATATTGTCCCGACGCGGAATAGAGAAAGAAAAGATTGCAAAACTTATGCGTGATGAGACATGGTTCTCGGCAGATGAAGCTAAAACGGCGGGATTGGCCGATGAAGTGGTAACAACACCCCGAAAAGAAGAATGGGGTAACCTGTCGGTATCAGAACTTTTAAACCGGGTAATGAACGAATATAAACCAAATACGAAAAAAGACATGAAAGAAATTGCAAAAGCTCTTGGGCTATCAGAAAATGCAACAGAACAACAGATTTTGGATGCGATCAAATCGAAAGAGAAAACATGGAAAGAACGGGAACAGTCCATTATCAATCACCTTATGACATTGGGCGAAAAGAATGGTGCTATTACAGAAAAGAACAAAGACAGAATGGCACGTTTGGCCAGCGTTGATTTTGAACTGTTTGCAGAAATGATTTCGGACGTACAGGAAACAGCGTCAGACGGTCCGGATAAAAATGATGATACATTGACCCAAAAAACAGTTGTAGAAAATCGAAGATTAAGCAATCTCTTGAATAAAACGCAGCCGGGAAAGAAAAAGGAAGGTGCAGGAAAAGACAACCGTACATGGGACTGGTATCAGAAAAACGATCCGGAAGCCTTACTCCGTATTGAACGAGATGAACCGGAACGTTTTCAGACTTTGCTAAACGAGTATGAACAATCAATATAAATAAAGGTATGAATCAAGAATTACAAAACCCAATCGCAAAATGGCCTTTTGGCGCAGCGACAGTTGTTTCCTTATCAGCCACAGGAGCTCAGAATATTGATATCTACAATAACCTGACAATTGTAGATGGGTCCAGTGTTGTCGCAACAGGCGAACGCACGTTAAACTTGGCAATTGCACCTGACGTACAACCGGGAGCACGGCTCGTCGTAAAAACAAAAACTACGGCGGTTGAAACATTGACACCCGGTACAGGGATGACAGGAACTGTTACTACGGGAGTTGCCAATAAGACATTCGTTGCAGAATATGTATATGATGGAATAACATTCATTCAGACAGCGGCAGCTGTCCAAATTGATTAACAAAAATAGTAGTATGGCAGAAATCAGACCTACGCTCTATTCGAGCGAATTGCAAAAACAATTATTCCCTGATAACAGCTTCTATAAAAAGTCTATCGGGGAAACCGGTGTGGCCGACAAGACGGAACTGGTAGAAAAGCCGGTACAGACTAATATCAGCAAAGCCAAAGAGGGTAAACCCAGTTCCTTACCGCTTACCATTGAGACTTCTACTGATTCCAAGAAAAGTTATCCGACGACACTTTTGTATTGCCAACCTCTCCTTATCGATTCCCAATCGGAGTTGATGGTGAACTACAACAAGCGTCAGACAAAACAGATGCAACAGGCTTCGGAACTGAACACGAAAGCAGCGGCTTATGTATTGGAACATTGGTGTCCTACCAAGTCCGAGAACATCCTGAGAACGACCGGAGACGGGCGAACCTCTAATATTGTAGGGCTCTCCTCCAATCGAAAAGCCGTAACGAAAGGTGATTTGTTGAAGGTGTATAACCTGATGATCCGTATGAATGTCTCCGGACTTGGCGGACGTTGGTATGGCATGGTAACGGCAGATATGTACACGGATCTTTTGGCAATCCCGGAATTTGTGGATTACTACAAAACCGGGAACGAAAGCAAGTTGAAAGAAGGTATTGTCGGCCGTATTCTGGGAGTGGACATATTTACACGTTCGACAGATGAAGGGCATGCCGGAATCCTGTATAACGGAAGCAAGCCGCTCAGTGGCGATGCGGAAGTGAAAGACACTCTTTTAAGCGGTGCTTTATTCTGGAATGACAAACTGGTATGCCGTGCCGAAGGTAGAGTGAACACGAAGATCAACGAAGGTGCACCGGGTTACTTGGGCGGAACGATCATTGAGACGTGGTGCCGGTTCGGAGCCGATATTATCCGTGATGACCAAAAGGGTGTCATCGCATTGCTGGAGGATAAGGCTTGATGGGGAAGCTAAAATACTTAGTAATACATTGCACTGCCACGCCGGAAGGTCGTGAGGTAACATCGGATGAGATCCGGCACTGGCACACGGCTCCGGTGTCAGAAGGCGGTCGGGGATGGAAGCAGGTAGGCTATACCGATATGATTCATCTGGACGGACGTCTGGAACGTCTGGTCAACAATAACGAGGATGCCTATGTAGATCCTTGGGAAGTGACCAATGGGGCTGCCGGTTACAACGGCGTTTCGCGACATATAGTATATGTGGGTGGAGTAGCTTCGGATGGAAGTACCCCTAAGGATACAAGAACTTATGAGCAACGCCTGGCATTGGAAACCTATGTGGAGCGGTTCCATGAGCGTTTTCCCGATGTGAAGATAGTAGGACACAACGAACTGTCGGCAAAGGCCTGCCCGTCATTCGATGTCAAGGCATGGTTGAAAGAAATAGGTTTAAACGATATTTAAAACGGAATTAAAATGGAAAAGTTATTTAGAATTATTTCGCTGATCGGGATGATGGCGTTCGCAGTATGCCTGCCGATCGTGGCGCAGGAGACTGGAACGGAACCGGGTACGGACTATGATGCCGTGTTTGCATCACTGGCAACTATTGTGGCCGTGATCCCGGTGATAGTGGAAGGCATCAAGGCCTTGTTCCCCAAAATGCCCTCTTGGCTCAGTCAGGTATTGTCATGGGTAATCGGCATTGCGGTCTGCATGTTCGGCTGGTGGCAGGACTTGGGATTCCTTGCGGGATTGGAATGGTACATAGCCCTTCTTTACGGATTGGGCTCCGGACTTGCGGCTAACGGGATCGCCGATACGGGCTTTATCCAATGGTTTATCGGGTTGTTCACTAAAAAAAAGAAGGCCTGACGGATGGATTGGGACGCGTTGTTCAATTACTTGGGGACCGGGGGCGGCCTGATCGTCCTGTTGAACTGGCTGGCCGGGCTCCCGCTGCTTCGGAAAAAGAAACAATTGGAAAAAGAAGACGTGTCCCGCCAGATGGCAGAGCGTGACAACCAGACAATCTTATGGCTGTATGACCAAGTTCAAGAATTCAGGGGGCGCATGTATCGGCTGGAAGGCATGGTTGAAAAACTGTCGAATTGCCCTCATTGGGATCGTTGCCCTGCCCGTGTGCTCGTGTCGGACTATAAGAGAAAATACTTCTATCCAAAAGGCCGACAATCTCAGATGGAACAAAAAGGTATCCGTCACCCTCGGAGCGATCCCGGCGAGGACATTGGCTTTCCAAATCCCAGCAGACACCCTCCGTAGTTTGGAAAATACGAGGTTTGAAAGGGAAAAGGACGGGCTGAAACTTTCGGTTGGCATGACAGGCGGCATGCTTGACATACAGGCCCAAACCGACCCGTTGCCGGAAATGACTTACACCGAGGAAAGCAACATGGAACGTGACCGGGACGATTTTGCACAACTGGATAAGGCAAAAGAGCCAACGGTTACCGGAATATTGGAAAACATATCCCCGATCTTAAAATGGGTTTCGGTGGTATTGGTAATCATTATTGTAATCAAATGCATGAATATATGGCAAAAGAAGCAGGAGAATATGTAGAAGGAAGGGACCTGATGGTATATCTGTTTGAAGAGGATGCTTACGTACCGCAAGCGGCAGCTACGAACCATACCATTACGATGTCCGGGGAAACCAAGGAGCGTGTGACGAAGGACACCGGGAACGGCGCGTTCAGCAACAAGCTGGTTAAGAAACTGAGCGTCACCATCAAATGCGAGGCGTTGACGCTATTCGGTGAAGGAAATGTATATGAAAAGCTGGTAGCCATCATGAAGAGCCGCAAGCCTGTCAAATTGAAATATGGCTACACGGAAGAAGCCGGCGGCGCAAGCAGCAAATATGAAGAGGGCATGTTCGTGATCACCCAATTGGAACAAAACTCCCCGGCTGACGACGACGCTACCTACTCAGCCACGTTTGAAAATGACGGGGCCGTGGAAACCAAGACAGGGGGCGCATAAAAACAGCGGATTCCACCCGTACAAAACGACATAGGTATATCTCGCCCGAGACATAGTAGTATCTCCGCCGAGATATACCTATATCGCCGAAGAGATATAGGTATGTAAAAACGAACAGACAATAATATGAACAAGATCAAGATACAAGGGAAAGAATACCCATGCCGGCTGACGGTCGGCGTGTTGAAGCAGTACAAGGAATATTCAGGCAAAGACCTGCAAGACGTGACGGACATGTTCTCGGTTTGCGAACTGTTGTTCATGGCCTTGTCGGCCACCTGCAAAAGGCAAAACGTGGACTTCCCGTACCCCTCGGCCGAAGATCTGATGGACGACATGGACGTCGGCGAATTGAACCCTGTGGCGGAATCCCTTTTCGGCAAGCAGGTAGCAGGAGAAGAAAAAAAAACGAATCCGGGGGAATCGACCATCTTATTGGATTTGCCGTCGGAGTAGTCGGGTTGTCGCTTCGCGATACCTGCACCATGACCCTGGACGAACTGGGGATCCTCCTGCAGGAATGGAGCCGGCATGAAGAGGCCCGTTACCGGGAACGCTGGGAGCAGGTCCGTTTCCTGGCTCACAAGGTCCTGTTGCCTTATGCCAAGAAAGGATTGTCGCTTACCGACGTGGCCCGTTTCGCATGGGAGCCGGAACCTGACCATAGGCCGGTATCCAGGGAAAAGTTTAAGAAAATGGTAGAACGGTTTGGAGAACATTGATCAGTCATGGCAGATACACAGCTATACAAACTCAACATACAGATAGAAGACCGGGCATCTTCGGCGGCCAAGAAGATACAGGATGGCTTGGATGGCATCGGGCAAAAAGCAGGCCATGCGGCAGGCGGAGTTGCCAAGATCGGGGAAGAAGTCCGCCAGGCTTCGGCCGTGGCTCCCCGGTTCAACGCGCTCGGCATGTCATTGCAACAGGTAGCACGTGAGCTTCCCGCATTCACTTACAGCGCAAGTACCGGATTCATGGCCATATCGAACAACCTGCCCATACTGGCCGACAGCATAGCGGCCGCCCGGCGGGAAAATGCAGCGTTGGCGGCTTCCGGCGAGAAAACCACCCCGGTTTGGAAACAACTCGTTTCGTCCCTCTTCTCCTGGCAGACGGCCTTGGTAGGAGGGATCACCGTGCTGACGATGTTCGGTCCACAGATCGTGGAACACACGAAGCGGTTACTATCCATGTCGGACAGCTACGATGAAACCAGGAAGAAGATGGATGCCTTGGCTGGTGTATCGAAAAGTTATTACGGAAGCCTGTTGGAAGAGACCTCCAAACTGGACCATATCTATGAAGCCATACGCAACACGTCGGAAGGGACGGCGGCAAGGGAATCCGCCATACGGAAATTGAACGACACCTACAAGGACTACCTTCCTTATATGGTATCGGAACAAGCCAGCCTGTCCGAACTCAACGGTATGTACAACTTGCTCAATACGGCTATCCGTGACCATATTGCACTGAAATCACGGAACGCCGAGATCGACAAGATCACGGAAGAGTCAGTAAAAGAACAGTCGGATGCGATTCAGCAGATACAGGAGGCATTGTCGGAACAGGGTGTGTCCACCCCGTTGTCAGACAATATCATAGCATCCATGGTGGCGGATACGCCGAAATGGAAATCTGCAGGAGACTCGCTCCGGGAGGCTTTTCTGCAATCCTTGAAGAATATACAATCCGACTTCGGGATCGGGATCAGTCGTGATGCACAGCGGGGCATCTACGATTATATCCGGAGTTTCTACGCGATGGACACGGCGATCGGTGCCGTCAACAAACGGATGGACTTGCTCGTAGGAAAGAACGACCAGATCAAAGAACTGCCCACGCTTACCGTGTCCCCGGGAATAAAAGGCGGCACGGGGGAAGGACAGAACCGAAACCTGGCTACCTTGGGGGGCATTACCAACAAGATCAATATACTCCGGGAGGCACAAAGCAAAGCCTTCAGCCAACAACAGATTGATCTGGAGAAAGAGATACGGCTATGGCAAGAAAAATTAAACCTGATGGAACTTGCCATCGCAAAAGGTGCGGCAGGGAATTTGGCAGACAGCAAATACAAGGATACGATCTCATCGTCTGTAACGGGACTACCTGTACCGAAAAAGATCAGCATCCCGGTAGAGTTCGACAACAATACCCTTTTGCGCTCTTTCCAGATCATGAAACAACAGTTCTCCGATTCCATCAAGGAGATCGAAATTACCGGTGATCAGATCGGCGGCATCCTGACCGGTTCTATCCAACAATTCGCATCGGGATTAGGTGAAGCCGTAGCTTCCGGAAATGGGTTGGAAATATTCAAATCCATGTTGATCGGGTTGATGGATATGCTGAGCCAGTTCGGTGCGGCGTTAATAGCAGCCGGTACGGCTACGCTTGCTTTCCAATCCATGTTTGCCAACCCAATTGCGGCTATCATTACCGGTACGGCACTGGTAGCTGCCACCGCAGCAGCCAAGGCAGCCCTACAGAATGCGACCGCCTTCGCCAACGGTGGTATCGTATCAGGTCCGACATTGGCTTTGGTGGGTGAATATTCCGGTGCACGCAACAACCCGGAGGTGATTGCCCCGCTGGACAAGCTCCGGTCGATGATCGAACCGGCAAGACAGATGTTTGAAGGACTTTATTTGGAAACCAAGGTACGTGGAAAGGATCTTTATGTAGCCTTGCAGGGTGTGGAACGTAAAAATGTACGGACACGATGAGCATGAACTTACGATACAGAGGAGGCTTCTACAGCTATGCTGATGTACTGTATGAGGTGGATATTTATCAGGAAGATTTCTCGGGCGAAGTACAACAAGTTGGCTTTGGTGAGTCACCTGTCGAGATCGAATGGCAAGAGACCGACAAACTCGAGCCCGTACAGAGCAGTTCGGCTACCGTCCAGCTGTTCTCCGATAATGACAGACAGTTTGTCGACCTCTATACGGTGAAAGCCGGGAGCGTCCGGCTGGATGTCTATCGGGAAGGCTCGCTCTACTGGAGCGGTACGCTGGATACCGAACTGTACGAAGAGCCATTCTCTTACAAAGACGGATATTGCGTGGAACTTACCTTTTCCGACTTCGCCATGCTCGACCGACTGAAATGGAACATGCGCGGGTTTATCAGCATGGAGCAGATCATCCGGAAGGCATTGGATATGTCTGGTATTAAGTATTCGGCTATCGACACGCGTATCAGTACCAAGACATCCAGCGGAGCATCCGGTTCGGTCTATACAGCCGTATCCGTACTTGGCGACAACTTCTTTGACGAAGACGACAAGCCGATGACGATGCGCGAGGGACTTGACGAGACGCTGCGCCCGTTCTCGCTCCGGATGATACAGAAGGGCGGCAAGATCGTATTGTACGACCTGAACCAGCTCTATCCCGAAACACCGGAGGAAGTGGTATGGGATGGAGACGATGCGGTGCTGTCGGTCGACAAGACATACAGCGACGTACTGCTTACGTTTTCGCCTTACGAAAAGACAACCCTGCTGGATGCCACGGTAGATCCTGAAACCGTCACCGGAGGATCCCAATACACGACCTACGTGGACAACCGCTTCGAGGCGGACGCCGTAGGTTTCCGGATGACCATTTCGGATACTGGCGAGGGTGTTGTAAAGAATATCAAGCCGAAGTTCTTCCGGGTGGACCCGGTGTATTCCGGCGATTCTGAAGCAGGGATAGCCTGGGCTTATTCGACCCGAAAAGGAACAGGTGGCGACTTTATACAACATATTCAACCCGTATTGCCTCCTACCGGTACGGTTGAAATGATATTCCGGGCAGGACCTTCTTCCTTCATCTATCCGGTGAGCACGGACGGAAGCGGGAAGTTCCAGCTGAAGGTGACGATCAATATGCTCTTCGACCCCCGATACAATCCGTTCGAGGATGCCGGTAAGTACAACGAGCAAGGCAACTGGGACGAACAACAGGACCGTGCCAACTTCGTCTACCTGCCCATCAAGCTGACGCTGCGGGATGAGAACCGGAACGCAATCTTACACCTTAATAACTCAGGCGTGAAGGACAGCGATTACTACTACCATTCCACGACCAACGTGAAATGGGTATCGGGCGAAGCCGCCTGGGGGGATGCCTTTCTGTGCTGGTGGAAAGGCAATCGGAAGAATGAATCAGGATTAGGTGGATGGCAACTTAACAAACAGATCATCGGGTATTACCGGGATACGCTTCCTTCGCGGTTCGACAAGATGGGAGATGGCGAGTTTATCCCTTTCCCTGACAAATACGGATATCTGGAACTGGAAGTAGGAACAGGATTGATCACGTGGGACTATAACAAGGAGATCAACACCAAGAACTATTCGCAGTGCCGCCATTGGTGGTTCAAAGATCCCAAGGTGGAACTGGTGGACGGCTACGGGAACAGCATCAACACGAAAGACATCAGCTTCTCGGCGTGGATCAACGAGGATGCCGCCGAAGAGATCAAGATCGACACCGTGCTGGGGACGCTCGAGAACCCTTCGCCGGTGGCATTGGGGCAGGTGTTCGACACGCAGACACATGCGGTTGTCGGTACGTTCTACCGGGGCGGCGTGCAGGAACGCCTCGAGAAGCTCATGATCGGGACGGTCTATTCCAACTACGAGGGGCGCAACCTGGTCTTGTCGGGCACGGCGGAACTGATCCCCGAATTCTGCACGCTCACCGACAAGAGCGAGCCGGGCAAGTACGTCGTCTTGCAGGAGACGCAACGCTTGCGTGACGAAGAGAGCAATATCAAGATGGTTCAATTCTCGGAGGATCATTTCGAGGGGGTACGTTTTAAATGATAGATGGTATGGCGAAAGAGCAATATAAATATGTAGAAGTACAGATTCCGGCTACGCCGCGCAACAAACGGTTGACCGATAGTATCCAGGCGGCAGCGCAGACTGGTGGAGGAGGTGGAAGCATTGGTTATCCGTCCACACCGCAGTACTGGGAGTTAGTAACAACGGCTACTGATGGATCTACGCTAGAGGAAGCGCAATATTATCTGCGTCCTGTTACAGGTAAACATGTGGTTGTTCCTGGTGATGTTGTGGCTTTTGCTGATGGTGGTGAATATGCCAGTGGACTTCCGGTGGCCGACTATGATACATTTGGCCTGTTTAAGGCAAAACAGGGAGGTGGATTGCTATTCGATGTAAACGAAGGATGGTATGTTGATCCGGAATTTGCCGGTGGCGGTGGCATTGATGAAGAGCAGTTGAAGCAATACCTTACAGACAACAACTATATCACTGTCGATTACCTGACAAAGCAGGGTTATCTCACTCTTTCTTCCCCGCTGAAAGGATATACTAAACCGGATGCTTACTCTCCGATTGCTGCTACCGATACGATTCTGTCGGCTATCGGGAAGCTGGAAAGGAACTTTGACAATTATGTTGATTTGACAACGAATCAAACGATTGGTGGTGTAAAGACATTCAATGAAACGATCCTGTCCAAAAAGGATGTTATCGCATACGCTGACGGTGGAGAATACGCCAGTGGATTGCCTGTAGCTGATCAATATACCTACGGACTTGTCAAGGTGGACGGAACGACTGTCCGTATCAATGCATCAGGTCAGTTGGAGGCAGATGCCGGTGGTGGTATTGACTTTACGGTAGGTACGGGACTTGATCTTTCGGTTGCTTCTGTTCTTTCGGTTAAGTTTGGGACAACAGCCGGCACAGTTTGTCAGGGTAATGATTCGCGACTTAGCGATGCAAGACGTAATCCTTACTATCTGTCATGGACTGGATATAGCAATGGATCTTACGATGGTAGTACATCCAAAAGTCTGACGATTCCTAGCAATACGGATCAGTTAACCAACGGAGCCGGATTTATAGTAGATGGGAATAAGAATTTTACTTCTTTACAGGGGTCCGGTAATAGTAGTCAATATTTGGCTGGTAATGGAAGATTCTATACAATATCGCATAGCGAGATTGATGGATTGTCGAGCAATTATGTAACACTATCAACCACGCAGACTATAACCGGACAGAAGTCTTATACAGCCTTGGGATGGTATAAGGGAATTGGAATCCTGAGGGCTGGATCGACAAGCAATATGTATATCGCTTTTGCAGAAGGAAGTGGAAACTGTATCAATGCCTATAATGCAGGAACTGGAGCTATTGGTAATATCTATCTTAATTATCAAGCTACAAATGCGTTTACTCGTATCGATCCTAGTAACAATCTTGTGACAACCGGAGATGTGATAGCCTACGCCGATGGTGGAAGCTATGCCAGCGGTTTACCAGTCGCAGATACTTACACATACGGATTGATTAAGTATGATGGTACGACAATAGGCAAGAATAGCAGCGGGCAGTTGTATGTGATTAATTCTGGTGGAACTGGTGGATCAACAGTAAGCTGGGGAACAGAAAGCTATAAAGTTGTTCCTCTTACTGTAAATGGCGTTTCAAAGACAGTAACACTTTCAGGGCACACGCATGAATGGGGTACTGCTATAACTAATAAACCAGCTTGGCTAAATAGTGATACAAAACCGACTTATACGTGGAGCGAAATAACGAATAAACCTGGATGGATAGGATCAAGTAAACCATCATACTCGTGGAGTGAGATTACAGGGAAGCCTACTGTTTTAAGTTCTATCACATACAGCACAAGTGGAAGTGGAAATGTTGTTACCGGCGTTACGGCGAGCGGAAATACTGTCTATGTATCAAAAGGAAGTATTTCAGGAGGTGGTGATTGGGACGGAGGTACAGTATATAACGATATTTCTATACGCAAGACAAACGGAACACTTCGTTTATACTCAGGCAGTAATAACTGGGCTCTTTGGTGTGATGGTAGTTCTAATTACAACTTTAGAGCCAATTACAACAGTATTGAAATGTTTGCAATCAATACATCCGGAGGATGGTGGTTTAAAGGATCACAGCAATCATCTGATCTTCGGAAGAAAGACATAGTCGGATACGTACAAGATGTACTTGATAAGATGGTCCATATATCAGTGATTCGTTTCAGATGGAATGATAATCCGTACGATGATGGATCTATTCATATTGGGTTGGGCGCACAGATCGTAAAACCATACTTCCCTGACGCAGTAGGAATATGGGATGGTTCTCTTACAATCGATTATTCTGCTATGGGATGTATCGCTTTCCAGGGTGTAAAAGAACTATACACCCGATTCCGGCCTGTGGAGAATAAGGTCAAGATACTGGAAAGCCGGGTACAGAACTTGCAGCTTCGCCTGGATAATGCTTACCGGGAAATATTCGAACTTAAACAACAGATGGGAGGTGCGGCATGATATCAATGATTCTTTCTCTGATTATCCTGATCCTTTCAGACAGTCGTCCGCTTGTAGAAGTTGAGATCAATGGCCGTCCGGCGGTGATGCTCGTTGATACGGGAAGCAGTACCGGATTGATTGACATTAATCATATGGATGAATACGGCTTTTCACTGATGGCAAAAACAAATATGGCAATAAGTTCTATAGGTGGAAAGCAATGTGAATCTTACCGGGTTCGTGATCTGTGGGTCCGATTAGATGGGATAGCTATATATCAGTTCCTTGCTACTGATATTTCTTTGGTAGTAGAATCAATATATAAAGAAACCGGTTATCGGATAAGCGGTATTATAGGTTATGATCAGATAAAGAATGCAGAGATTAAGATCGACGCAAGTAATAACCAGATAACAATAGGAGATTAAGGACATGGCTATTATCACTGAGGAAAATATTGATATGACCCAAATTATGTGTACAGTGGGAGCGCCCAAGCAGTCGACTATTAAGGTAAGGACCAGTAACGGCATAGAGACAAAAACTGTTACTACGTTAGAAAATAGCCTATACCGCTGTTGTACACGTGCTAAAGTTGGAGGTTTAAGCGGATATGCCTTTAAAATACCGGAAAACGGATATACAAAAAATGATGGCGAACTGATAGACGGTGCAGAACCGTATTGGAATATATGGAGTGGTATGTCACCCGGACAGTGGGATATAAAACTCCCAGATCGGACATTGTATTTACGTCTAAGGCGTAATGCTCCTAGTTCGAGCGAATATGCCTGCAAAAATGGATTTTTTGCAGGTTATAATCCGGCAGCAAAGAAGCCTTACTTATTCCCGGAAGGAAGTACGATATACGTACCACAGAATCAAGTATCCATCGTAGTTGGTATAACAATATTCTGGGATTTTGGAGAAGTAGACTGGAAGGTTCCTTGCGGAAACTATACGCATATACACGTAATGGCCGGGAAAGAGCTGTATTACGCTTATCCGGTTATCGACGAATATATTGCAATAGAAGATTACAATATACTTGGACATTATACCGTAGAAACAACCCAAGGGGCACTAGGCGGAATACCGGAAGGTGGAAAGCTATATTTCTGGGGTGAATTTTCGATGGGTGAAGGCAATAAAATATGTGATTTTCCAACTACTTCCTATGGCATTATTCACTGGGGCGAATATTGGGCTAAGAACGTACTTGGAGACATTGCAACAGTAATACAATCGACACCTAGCTTTGTAACGGCTACAAACTATACCGTTACATCCAAGGAGATGACAGATGCTGACACAACAACCCAGAATGTACGATTCAACCTGATGAAAACAGGTAATGATAGTCGGGAAATCGACACGTCAAGAAGTTATATTCGGTGTAAATGGAGGGATAGAAATGACTGGCAGGACTGCCCTGCTTATAAGATAGAATTGCCACCGGAAGTAAATCTGACACGTACACAGTATTGTACGCTGCCTGTTAGACCAGGTATTGATCAAGAGTTTATTATTGATATACAATTGGTATTGGTATATAAATAACCCCCTTAAAAAGAAAGGAGACCATTATGTTACGTTACAAGCTAGTCCAGCGGAAGGACATGTCGAAGGGAGCTTTGGAAGGATCGAAGCTCTATTATCCGCAAGTGATCAACCAGGGGCGCGTGTCGTTCGATTCGCTCTGCGAGGAAGTGGCCGAACAGTCGTCACTCACCAGCGGTGACATCAAGAATTGCATGGACCGCCTGATCAACTGTCTCGTGCGGCACCTGAAGGAAGGACGTTCGGTGGACTGCGGCGACCTCGGTTCGTTCCGGATCAACATCCGAAGCACCGGTGCCGACACGCCCGAGACCTACGATGCAGCCACCATGATGCGCAAACCGAGCATCCAGTACTATCTGGGCAAGAAGCTGCGCGACATGCAGGATACCGGCGTACAATACGAACGCTACACGCCGCCCTCGAACGAGTAGCGGCACCGCTCCCGGCACATAGGTATATCTCTTCCGAGATACTACTATATCTCCGCCGAGATATACCTATATCGCCACGGCGATATAGGTATGTAATTTCAACCTCATTTTATAACCATTTAAAAACGATTTAATCATGGAATCAAAAACAGTATTCAGCAACGGACGCAACACGTTCGACACAGTGATCGAGAGTGAAACATTAGTTATGCGCGGACAGGCAACCGTCGGCACATCCGGCAACACCTTCTACGGGCAGATCTACACCAAGAGCGGCGAAGAGTATATCGGCGACTACTCGCAGACCAACCTCTCGATCGCCAACCCGTCACGCATGTCGTATTTCTTGGATGCCGCCACCCTGTTGGTGCAGCTCAATTCTGACGTAACCGCAAAAGCGCAGGAGGTAGCAGCATGAAAAAAGGCGAGATCGTAATTATCAACAGCATCTTTGGGAGCGAAATCCGTCTCCCGAAGATGAAAGGAGAAGACCTGTACAAGGTGCTGACAGCAAAGGCAGAAATCTCTTCTATTGTAGAAGAGATCCAAAAGAAGGCAGAGGAATTGAAGAACGGCACCAAGCCGGAATCCGTAGACCCGATGAAATTCCAAGAAGACGATCCGGATGTGATCGAATGGAAGAAGCAGTTCATCCCGATGCAGAACAAACTCTATAATGAGGAGTACGAAGGTAAATTTCCTGATCCATGCATTCCTCGGGACGCGTTCCCGGATATGATTGTAGGCATGTCTGCCGGTAATGCGGAATTATTGTTGAAGTATTTGGTGGTTAAATAAGGAAGAATTATGGAGGCAAGAGAATTACAATTTACACAAGAGGAAGATTCTTATATATCTGATACAATCATATCTGAAAGTAGTGAATTGGTTATCCGTATCGAATATGAAAAATCGGGATTAACGGAACTGGAAAGAAGTATCACTGGTAATGATTTTATGTATGTTGTCACGATTATGGCTGGTACAGATACTCGTAATAGGTTAGAATTTAATATTTCTGGAATTGTTCCAGGCCAACAGCTCAGGCTTCGTTTTAAACAGTCATCTAAACCGAACAAAATATATGTGTTGCCATGAAAGGAGCTAAACTGAAATCAATCTGTTTAGGAGAGTTAAATTTATCTCAGATGGGAATATATATTAGTGGGGTACAAATTGGTATTGGAAAACGTGAACCTATTGTTAGCAATTCCCCACATGTCTTATTGGAAGATGGGGGCTGTGTATTAATGGAAGATGGCGGAAAGGTAATATTGGAAGAATATGGAGAAGGATAAGAAAATAAGTGAACTGGGCAAGTTGGAAACTGTCACGGGCGAAGAAGTAGCCTTGGTAGAGAAGGGGAAGAAGAACTATGGCCTTCCCATGTCATTGCTGGCGAAAGCGAGTGACCTGGAAGAAGTGAACAAGAGTATTGAAAGCATCCGGTCTGATATATCGGATCTTCAAATACAGGACAACTACGGCGTGGCGAGCTGGTCCGAGGACGACCTTGCTCCTGAATGTACCGGTTTCTTCGGTAGCTGGGAGTTCCTGAATAAGTGGAACGTATATTTACTCGATACGACCGATAATGCGGGAGATACGACAACCCCGGTCGGCAAGCTGATGCGTAATAACCTGTTCCGTTTCGAGGACGGTAGTTTCGCCCCGACGGTCGGTATTACTGAGGAGATGCGATCTGAATGTGACGTTGAGTTGTACTTGGACGAGGCTCACCAGCAGAAGTATTGCGACGCCGGAGCGTTCAATGCTGAGACGTTCTACAATGAGCATGGCATGGCCAAGCTCTACAACGCTGAAGGTGTCGAAGTCCGTGTATTACGTCCGTGGGAGACAACCGAGACCAAGTACACGATCGGAATAGGTCGGGATGATACTGTATACTTATTGGATAGTTTGAAAGGAAAGTCCGGCCGTGTGTGGAAGGGCCTGTTCGCTACTCCGACGGTATGGGATGGGATAGATGTTAGTGATTATGCGTTACCACCGACTGCTATGTCACCTAGTCCGGTATGTACGATAGGCGATAAGCCAAGAAGTTTCTTCTTCTTGTACGAGGGCGAGACGAATTGCCGGTCATCAGCTGGCCAGAGTAATCTGTGTACGATGTTCCAGGTTGGTCGAACCTATCCCCGTACAAATGACATGAACCAGGTGACAAATATGCAGCGTGCCCGCTCGATGAATGCCGATACGAGCCGTTCCTATCCGTTCTCCGAGGGCGGTTTCCATGCCTTGAATACCTATGTGACGGCGCAAGAGGTTCTTTATGGAACAAAATACCTTCATAAGAACACTGTTTTCGGCAGCGGTATATCATCAAACGATAGCTGTAACAACGAGGCGACGTGGAAACAGAACGGCGGTGTAAGATACAAGTTGAGTAGCAGTGGCACATGGAAGTATGCTAATTGGAATACTCAGGGAGACATCTATTATACGGCTGACCAAAAACTGGTCAACTTTAATACGCTGTTGAATTTAGAGAATCCGAAGGAGCAATGTATGGAAAGCCAGATGGCCGCCTCATTCGCTTGCGAGACTGGTATCCAACCAGGTGTCGAGTTTGAGTTCTATGGCGGTACGTATTGGTATGAGAATGTTCCGAACGCATCCGGTCTGTCAGAAGGAGGCATGAATGTTCGTGTGTTTAAGCGGATGAGTACGACGTTTAACGCATATGACTCTGCAGGGGCGGAACAAAGCTGGGATGTGGAAGTAATCCTTCGAATGTCCTTGGTTGGTGGTATGAATCTGTCCGGTGACATATTCGCTTATTGGGGCGGAGGTTCAGAGAATGTCGGAACATATGTCGTTGACGCTAATACGTCCAGTGTAGGAAATCCGGTTGATCTGTACATAGAACCGGACCAGAAGAAATGGCATAATGAGACAATCGTAAGTAAAGCAGATAAAGGAGTATTTGATTTTGAGTTTCAATATAGAAAGTTAGGAGCATATACGAATTTGGGTAATAGCTATGTTCTAAAACGTCAGCCATATTCATGTTGGAAAACAGAAAATGGAGGAAGTATCAGTACCGGTGAGTGTCATTATGTTTATGACAATAACTATTGGGGTAGTGTTTTAAACACTCGGTATAGAATCGGCCTGCGTTTTCGCGGCTATGCTCATTATGGCCTTTGTGTATGCGTACTCCGCCGCTTCTTCTACGTACCGCTTTTATGCCGGGTCTGCCCAAGCCTTGATAGCAGGCGCAGCCCCGCTGCAAGCGGAATGAAGGGGCTGCAAGCCCCGGCCAAATGTTGGAAAACATGAAAAAAGGAGTAAAAAGGAATGAAAAAAATATCGAAATTTGAGGCCCGAAAATCCTGCCGTCTTGCGGCAAGTCCGGC